CTGCTACCTTATAGATTGTAGTTAGTTCACTGGCCGTATAGTTCCCACTAGTATTACCAGCAGAAATAAACTTATTAGCACCTAGTACGAAGTATAGGTCAAAAGTAGCTAGCTTAGTCTTATTCGAAGCCGCAGCAAAGAAGTCCAACTGAGTAGAGTTCGTAGCAAAGGTCCCCGAAGTAATTACGCCAGTACCGGCAGCAGTACCCGTAGGAATAGCGGCCGCAGTAAATACTAGAGTAGTTGCCGTGACTCCGGTTAGTGTAGCAGCCCCGTTAGGGGCATTTGTAGTAGCTGTTAGGCCGGCTACAGTAATAGGATCACCCGCTGTAAAGGGATGCGAAGCTACAGTTAAAGTAACCGTAGTACCTGAGTACGACCAGCTAGAAACCGCGATGCCAGCAGCTTGACCTGCTGAAGGGTTGAATAGCGTCTCCGCGAATAGCGAATGCCATAGAACCTCCTCAGGGGCGCGAACAACCGTAGCTAGAGTTGGTCTAGCATACATATCAAAGCTCCATTCAGCGGGAGCTAGCGAATCGTTGAACGAAACCTGACCACGACGACTACGTCCTGTAGCATCAGACATTTCCTTCAAAGTGACCTGTGAGGAATTTGTGCTTTGCTTGAAAGAATAACCGTTTAGAACGGGAAGCTCCCAAACATTATAGGTTGCAGCGCCAAAAGCAGTAGCTTGTACGGCGTACACCTTAGTATCTCTGTTAAAAAATAGATTGGTATCACCAATAGCCATCTTTATCTCCTAAAGTACTTAGTACTTTACTTGTAAGGTCATTTCGCCCACTCCAAGTGGAGTCAATGTGCCTTGGTCTGTGTCTATACTTGTTATAATTATATCTCTAGTCATACCGGTATTACCGGAGGTATCGACGTATGCCAACCTGCCATTATTATCTATAACGGTTTCGATATCCTCCAGTAATTTCTCTAGAGCTAATGTGGCTTCTTCATCTTTTACGTATAGGCGTACAGCAACAGTCAGGTATCTATCCTTAGCTCCTCCGCCTTGATGAACAATATTTTCTGGTCCTGCTGTAACACATACAAAAGGATACTCGTTAATTTCATCCCAGAAAATAAGCTTAGATAGAACCTGACCTCCTAGGTCAGTAATATATCCGTTGACTAAACTTATATCTTTCAGCTTAGTTACTAGGCTTTCTACAATAGAAGAGCGTCTAGTTTTAACCATATTAATCCACTCTCCTTGTATAGAATCTGCCTATTACTAAATCTCTAGCTACTTCTCTAATTGACTTATTAATTAGGGTATTAGGGTCTCTAGTAGGTGTATTCCAGGGCGGAGCTCCTAAAGCCCTGTCAAAAACATCATACGGAGACCTTTGATACGTAAAGTTGAAACTAGGGTAGCCACCCTTAGTTTCCGTTATCGATTCGACTTTAACGCTGTTAGCAAAACGACCTGTTCTATATACTAATGCAGGAGCTACCATGTTCTTGGCTACCTGCTGAGTTAGCTTAGCGTTTATTAGCTCTATAATAGATAACCAATTGGTACGCTCGGGAGATAATCCCGTGAAGTTCACTTTCAGCGTAGAGTTATTAGCCTTCTTAGGTCTAATAGTCTTACTACTAGAAGCCTTACTAGTATTACCGCTTTTAGAGGTGTCAAAAGTAATCTTAGATCGCTTTAGCGACTTAGACTTCTTAATAACACTAAAGATCTCTGAGAGAGCTATATCAGTAGCACTTCTAGAGCCTTTCTGGTTTGCCCAGTCAGATTCGCTATCAATAAAGCTTTTTAGCTGTGTGGCTACTTCTTTATCAGGATGTCGGCCACTACTATCAAATACTTTAAATCTAAAAGCTTTACCTTTAGCTGATTCATAAGAGTCAATTGACACCTTTAACGTAGTACCTAAACTACGAAGAATATTAGTATCTGTGCTAAAGCTAAGTTCTAGCATACTAGGAGACTCATTGAACTCGGCCATAGAAGAGGACAGGATAGTATTAGCTCTATTAACTAACTGGGAGTCTATCTTAGCGGAGGCTTTCAGGGAGCTCAGAAGAGCTAAATCATTAGTAACTACCTTATAGCTAGTACTACTTCCAAATACTTTCAGGTCCGATTTCATACATGTCGCATATAAGCTAGTAACATAATCTAGAATAGCTCCTCGTATTCGCTTGCTCTGCTCTGACGTGATTTTCTTTACGCCCGCGTACGCTAGTAACTGCCTTTCTATAAGGGAGGCATCTACCATAACGATATAAGGAACCTTATTCTTTATATCCACATAGTAACTAACCTTAGCTGCTAAATGCTCTGTAGCTCTCCGTGCTAGTAATTGTAGATCCTCTTTAGACATATCTATAAAGATCCAGCACTCTGACGATATGCACGGGCCATTCGCTATAGGAAGAACTAGCTTCTCGTCTAGCCGTCGTAGTATCTACAGATGCGGTACCGATCGATTTCCGCTCTTTGAATTCTTCCTTAGAGTAATGGTCTACTAGATCCAAGGCTGCTATACGTAGGTCCGTGGGAGTTTCAGAGTAGCCTGCCTTATAAGTAACCTTAACTGCGCCAGAACCTTCTGGCCAATAATTTGTCGTATTACGTGTATTGTGCCGCTCTACGCTATAGATGAAGTTGTCAGTGTAGTACTCTACTGGATCTACAACCACATAGGGCTGCGTGTAGTCCTCTCGCTGCTGCACACTTACTACTTCGACTAGTGGCCACTCTCTTAGGTGTAGGCTAGTCCAGCCTCTCTGAGGACTATGATATTCCACCAAAGGAGTAGCATAGTAATCTAGAATTTTACGCCCCAGATAAGTCTCAACCATAGTATTAACCGAATCTATAATAAACTGTAGCTGGTCATCTTTATCGGTCTTAGTAATTTTCTTGTAAGTCTTATAATCATCCAAAGTCACAAGATTAGCCATATAGTCCTCCTATAAGAAAGGGGGCTGCTACTGTGAGCAGCAACCCCCTTAACATCATTAGGCGTACTTTAGACCAATTACCGCAGTAGCGTTTGGAATAAGTTCCTTAAAGCCTAGACGCTGAGTAGTAACAAGAACGTTGCTCTGAGCTTCAGCAAAGTACTGCGACTCAACTGTAACACCACGCTGGCGAGGAATTACGAAGTTCTTCTTGTTAAGAGCGATAGCATGGTAGATACCGGTAGCGGCGGTTGCGAATTCATCACTAACCATTACCGACGAACCGAATACGTTACCAACTTCACCGTTAAGCTTCGTAGCAACGTTACCAACTAGGTTGAAATCCTGGAATTCAGGATCTTCTAGCAATTCAAAGTAAGCCTTAAGCGAGACGATGTAAACAACATCATCAGGACGCTGACCATACTTCCCTAGACCTTTACGAAGACCTAGAAGAGCAGCAGCAGTTAGAGGCGTATTCGTACCTGCGGCAGTAACGTTACGGCTATTGGTCGAAGCATACTTGATGAGACCCTGAGCAGCGGTAACACCTGCGTATACAGTACCTGCATAACCACCTTGTAGAATTAGCTGTTCTACACCACGAGCATGCTGACGGATCATATTGTCACGTAGCATTGGAAGGACTGGAAGCATAATATCTTCAGCATCTTAATAGTACGTAGTTCAACTTCAGTTAGCTGAATACCCCCGCCAGTACCTGGAGCCGTACCACGAGGATCTAGCAAGCCGTTAGGTGCTGTACCGCCAACACCCGAAGTCGTTACGATGCTAGCATAGTTTGTATCTGGAGCGATAGGAATGACCATCGCAGCAGTAGGTAGATTAATTTCGCGGAACATTGGGGCTAGAATGAGTTCAAGCTGAATATCACGTTCAATGTTGGTGCTAACAGTACGTTCAAAGTTATCACTAGACATCTGAATAGACGAGAAGGTATTAACCTTTTCCATTAGGCCCTTAGCGAAGTCAGTATTATAGCCTTTACCAGTGATACGGCCTAGTAGATAGGCGTCTTCAATTTCAGGCTTAAACTTCTTAAGAACGGCTTCTTCGTCAACCGAGTTACCGCCGTTGCGATCCGAGAAGTTGCGCTTGCTGAGCGAGATAGCACGTAGCTCTTCGCTATTGGCAGCCATAGCTTCCTTAAGCG